ATCATCTGGATAATCACCAATAACAGTATCGATTAATTCCTGTACTTTTTCTAATAATGCTACCATATCTGCATTAGATAAACTCATATAAACTCCCTATCAAATAATATATTTTTATTCACTTCATTATAACGACCAGTGTGCCTATTATATACCATTTTAGTATAAGATAATGACCCCTTTAATTTCCGAATAGATTTATCATAAATCTGCTTAATACGCTCACCAGATACTCCATAATCACCACCTAGTGCTTTAAAGGTTATACTGGTTAATGTATAATCTAATAGAATATCAAATTCTTTTTCAGATAATACCGATTTGGCGATAGATAATACCTCATCGCATAATACCGCATTATCTAAATCATTATCTTCCACAATATTCATATTAATGACCACACGCTGTTAGAAAACGGTTAATATCGAATAATCTATTATCATTCTTGAATTGGACTGCTAAATCGGAACATAATTGAAATGATGCTTTATTGTCATTTAGTGACTTTGCTACGATAATATAGTGCTTTTTACTCATATAATGCTCCTTTATAATAATTAGTAATAATGTCGTTGATTATGTCGCAAATATAGTATACCATTCGAGTCTTAGTTTCTGTTTCTGATTATCCTAGAGCGTCCTAGTTAATCCACAGAGATTTTCCGAGCAGTATCTCTCTTTACTACAATAATATTATCTAATATAATCAATAACTTACTAATAATCTCTAAGCGTATCAGAGGTTATTATAAATCATCGGAATGGTATTAATTCATATCGTATTGAATTTCTTCTATAATCATATGCACAGCATCATTATAGTTATCGGTATAATCAATACTGGTATAATCTTCAAAGTCATTATCAGCATTATGATATACTTCATATTGATTATCACGTTCTACAAAATACCCGACCCGATTATCATTAAAATCATATACTTCATATTCATTTTCGGTACGGGACGCATATGATTGTAATACTTTATAATGGCGCTCTTTTTCTATTAACATATATTTTCCTTTTTAATCTAAGTGGTAATAATACTTACTAATAACCACTATTATCTAATGGTCATTATAAGCATTATTATGCTAGTTTTGCTTGTAATTTAGCAAGTTTTTCAGCGGCAGCATTAATCTGCGCTTGTATTTTTGCTTTTTTAGCATTTTCTTTTGCTTGTTTTGCAAATACTGCCATTACTTTTTTATCTTTTACTTCCTCAGAGATAATGCTTTTAATTGTTTTAACTAAAGCACGTTTATCAGATAATGAGAGGGACTGGATGGTGTCGATTAATAACATATAATTTCCTTTTTAGTTTATATTAAAGTGATACTTGATTAGATAATGCTACTACAAATGGTTTATTACTTGATTTTCTCGATTTTCTTGGTTTAGCAGTAATAATATGATTGCCGCTATTGAGATAATCGAGAATATCTTGCTGAATTTGAATATCTGCTTTTAGTTTAGCATTTTCTACTGGTTTTGGATATTGTTTATTAGTAAATCGTTTAGCAATATCATTACAAATATCATATTCACTTGGTACATATTCAGCAGCGATTTTCTCTGCTTTTTTAATACTTTTTAAATCTTGATTAACGCATGATAATAACTGTTTTAATTCTGCGATACTCATATTAGATAATGCTTTTAAATCGTTATTCATATAATATAATACTTTCAAATAATAAAATTCTGAAATTTTCACTAAATGTGTTGTATGGAAACAACAGCACCGAGCGAAAATCTCTCTACTCTTGGAGTATACAGGAACTGGTAGAATTGTCAACCGTTAATTTTGCGCTTCTAAGTGGTTGATTATATTGAGGATAATACTCTAGCATTTTGGTCAAGTATTATGGCATAATCAAAATGGTATGATGGGCGCCGAGATGGGGCAAGGGTCGGAGAGGTGCGGAGCCAGCTCCGGAGCCGTGTGGGGATTGAGTGGGATACTGGCTGCGGATGACTCTGGAGCCGTGTGGTGACTGCTTCGTGACTGCTCTGGAACGCTTGCCTGGTACTGCTCGGAGGGTCACTCTGAAAACGACTATATGGTGTAAGGGGGGAGGGGGTGGAGTAAAGTGTTAAGCTAAAAACGTGTTTCCAGGTCAAACTCTTTTTTTCAATTTTTTATTTTCTGGAGTCAGATTTAGAGTTTCGAAATTTTTTTCTGCGGACCGGTTTAATGGATTCTTTAAATTCCAGAAAGGTCATCATTCTTTCGCCTTCTACCAACTTCTTTTGGTATTCTCTATACTTGTCATTCAATGAAACCGTATACAGAGTTTTCTTGAAAGCCTCTCTATTAAGGGACTTGGTAACATCATTCTGGTGTAACCCTACACCTTGTGCTTTTTGTCTTTTCACTTCTTTGTCTTCCTGGATTTTTTTTCGGACCGGTCCTCAGAGGATTCTTCGTTTATACACTTCTGTTTCCATTCCTCATCCAACTGCTGGTACTCCGCCTCAGAGACCAGTTTATCGTTCCAGTAGTATTTCAGTATTTTGATTGGAGTTTCGGTTGTCATATTCTTGTATCCATACTAAGGCGTCATCGAAACTCATCCAAGCAGATATAGGTTTATTCTTCATGTCCACCCATTGGTATTCTACTGTACCGACTGCCCACTTATTATTACTATGGTCCCATCGAGCAGTCTGTGCGTTTCTCTTATTCAGTACCATTTACAGTATCATAGGGATTGTATTCAATACCATTGTCTATGTTAGTATCGAACCAATGTTGTTTACGCTCTACGGCCAGTTTAGCCCATGTGGCATCGATATAGTTACCGAGATAGATGTGGTTATTGACATCGATATAGCAGGAGGCCTGACTTCTAGTACCAGTCATACCGACACGGGATACTTCGCCAATGATACGACCGGTACCAACTTCGTAATAGAGATAGTTACCTAAACGGTCTCCCTCCACCCAATCGTATTCTTTATTATTTTTGATTGCCATTGAGAATCATTGGAGAATCATATAAATGATTTTTTGATAATGAGGTTATTGTGTGAATTACCATAAGCATCTTCGCAACGCCACAGTTGCTCTGAGGAAGGATATTCTGGAAGGCAGATGATTTGGCCAGATTCCATGGCTTTGAGTTTCTCTACGGAGATAGTGGGTGGTGGTTCGGAATCGAATAAGCCGGAAGCGCTGGAAAGCGCCGCCAAAATCAGAGCAGTTAGAGATAGGAATAGGATCATCTGTTTCGCTGTCATGTCTTTTGTGTTTCGCATAATATTACTTTTTGAATTCTCTTTTAATAGTTTCGATAGTATCAAGAATGACATCTGCCAGAGATATCCAAAGATTGGTGATTTCTCTGACGGGATGGGTGAATACCTTAATAAGTGCAACCAATGAGGCCGGCACGATAATCAGTAGTGTAATAATAAATCCAATAAAACCTAATATAGTCATGTTTATTTCCATTTAAATCCAAGTAGTTTGAATGCCAGTTTTCTGTACCATGGCATATTCGGTGTTTCAATAGTTAGTTCTGTTGCTTTGAGTGTGATAGTACCGACACCTTCCCATGTGCCAGTAGGATAAAATGCAAATCCTGTAGTATCACCATTAGTATACGATACAGTCATTTTAGGTGGTTCACAACCAGTATAATCAAGTCCTAATGGTATTTGTTCAGTCAGCGGAAAAAAGAATTGAATCTCTGTCTGATGAGAATACTTTGGACAAACATAGTTATCCCAATAAGCCCATTCTCTATCTTCGCTGGTGAAAGTTGTCATAGTTTCCAAATCCATTGATAACCGTTGAAAATTCTATCCTTATGGATAGCGTCCATGTATTGCTTTACATAACCGCCTTTACCAATTTCAAATCGTTCACCTGTATTACTTTGTTCTACCACAAAATTATCATCAACACAAATCATAGTACCAGGTCCCAAACTTGGAGAGATTGCAACCATTTCTAAGATATGGTGTAGTGATGATGGGTGAGGTTCTTTGAGGTCAAAGTCAAAAGAATCTAGGTAAAGCAGGTCAATCTTACGACCTTGTTCTACCCACATCTTATTTTGATTATGCAGATATGCCACAGAATCGCCACAGAAAACTTTGGCCTTCTTGGTATTACTTTGTGCAAACTTTACATTATCAGGATTAATATCTACAGAATAGAACTCGCCACCATGATAATCTACCAGAGTATCAAAGATGACGGTCGACATTCCGTCACCCTCAAAGTTATCCTCTTGTCTGGCACATCCAGTTTCCACAATAAGTGGGTTTTGAATATTTGCCACATGACTTAACATCATGGCATATGATGGTGCTCGTTTAGTGGTTTTTGCTACTAGTTCATTTAGATGCTTGATTTGTTCTTCTGTCATTTTTCGCTTTTCTACATTCTTCTTTCACACTTACAGGATAATCAGGGGAGATTTCTGCAATAGAGCAATCATAAACCACAACACTCGGTTTCACCACATACTGGTAATTCCATATAATATATGCAATCAGTATAACTCCAAATAATGTTAAACTAATTATTTCTGTTATTGAGTTCTTTGTTTCCATAAATCCTCACAGATAGATTTTTTGTCAGCAAGAGATAAACAATCTTCCATAAACTCTTGTTCTGCTTTACTTATCTGTTTAGATTCCACAGGTTTAACATTGGGTTTGACTTCTACCACAGGAGGTGGTGTATTCAGTTCTTCAACGATTATAGGTGTTGAAGATGATTTTGCCACCACGGCAATATCTGGTTCGTGGCGGGAGAAAATGAATATCACAACCAAGGCAAAGAAACCAGCCAGTAAAAACTTCCAATACAATACGGCAATTATTCCTATACCAATGGCAATCACCGTAAAGATGATAATGGTTTCTAATCTACCTTGAGTGATTCCTAAGGTGGTTAGAATTTGATTATAGTCCATGATTACTTCTTACGAACAGGATCACAATGCACATTGATAGGTACTAATACCTTGCCGTGAGCAGTTGTTTGTGTAACATACTCGACATAAGGTTTCATATCAGCTTCTTCACATTCAGTAACACCACGAATGACATCACGGCGTTCCATCTTTTCCACTTTTTCATATCCTGAAACTTGGGGTGGTTGTGAGGCACAAGCTGGCAATAATAACAAGGGCAATAACAAAAGATACTTCTTCACTTTAAATCTCCATAAGGTTATACTACATTCAAATTATACTACAAAAATTGACCACGGTCAATACTTTCAAAAATATATGCCATTGTCATCAAACTGTAATGCACCGCAACATATATATTAGTATAAACACTAATAGTATTAACACTAATAAGGAAGCATTATGAAACTCATCAAACAAATTTGGTCATTCTTACTTGACATGGCAGAAGCCAAGTATGCCGCTGATTTAGCCAGAAATGGTAAAATCAAAGAAGCACAGTCAATCTACAAATAAGATTAACAACCAGTCCAACGGATTGTGGCATAATCTTTATTGATTACATTACCACGAGGAAAGTTTTTTGCTGGTGCTTTCCAACTAGCCGCTTTCCAAATATTGCCTTCATAATCTACGAATGAATGGCAAGACCTCTGGCTGCTTGTACCGTTATTATAAAAATGAAATATTTTAATATACTTGGATCCTGCTTCAAAACCTGTGGCAAATCCTAAATCATTTTTGAATTCACAGCTACGGCCAAAACTAGCATAATTTGATTCTAAATGTTTTTGATATTCTTCAATATGAGGAAGAATCTTTAAAAGTTTTTCACCAGTTTTAGTCATTATACAGCCTCGTCTGCAAAATTGTAATATTGTTCAATAACATCTTGGATTTTCTCCACAGGCAAATCATATTTTTTTGCCAATTCAAATTCGCTCTCGCCACGAGCATAATCATCAATAATGTCAATTACCATACTTTTATAAAAACCCATAATAAAACTCCTTCTCAATTGTTGGTACCATTATACACGAACCACGGAGGATGGCAATACTGCTGTTGTTTTGGTACAACACTATTGTGGTACTTGCTTTTGGAGATGGTCAATTAATTCGGTAAGCAATTTTCTTGCCATTGTTCCTTCAAAAGTCCAACACCTAATCCTTCGCAGTTGTTGTAATAAATCCCTAATATCCATTAATTAAAACTCGACCAAGTTTTTAATTTTGTTCTTTTATTTTTTCTTGCCTGATTAATATACGAATCGGATAAAGTTCCGTTTTCAATTAAAATATCAACCATAGCCAAAAGGTCACCAACTTCTTCTTCCAATTTCCATTTATTTGATGGAGCTCCTTCTGGCCATTGTGTATCTAATCCAAAACGAAATACTTTTGATATCGCTTGGGTAACTTCAGCACATTCTTCTTGTAAAATTAGTAGTGCTTCTCTTGTTTGGTCATTCATTTGGATCTTCAATAAATTTAATCACAGGCAAAACATTTGCCACAATTGTCTGTGCTTCTGTATAAGTTGTGCAAACAACACGACAAGTAAATACTCCATCTTTAATAGAAAGGTCAAAAGGCATCGCTTCACCTTTTGGCATCCATTCTTCTTCGATATAACAATGCACATACCAAGCTTTTGCTTGTTGTGCTCGTTTAATCATATCATCATAAATCTTCTTTGGATTGAAATCATCCGCTTCTATAATATCACGCATTTTCGTTCAATAGTGTAGGGGTTGATGGACCAACATATTGTTCAGCAATTAACTTAGCTTCATCTAATGTCACCGCAGTTCTCACCATACGCCATTCACCATTCTCATAGTGTTCAATGGTGTAATGTGATTTACGATTAAAAATATCAGCAACTCTATTTCCATTCTCTACAATTAAATCAGGTTTCATTTTGTTTCCTCTAAAATGCCATCGAAAGCAAACAGTTTGGCTGCTTCTTCGGCTTCTTCTTCATTATTAAAAAATTTAGTTAATTTTGAACCAGTTACAGTATCAATAAAATCAACAATGTAAAATGGTGTTACAACACAAGTTGCAAGGAATCCAATTTCGGCAATACGGTGTCCTTGGGCACCCATAAAAGTTACAATTTCTTGAATCATGATATCATTCCTATAAATCTGTTTAGAACAACACGGTTAGCAACTCGACCACCAGTATACTTACTGAAAGCCGAAACAAGTCCACGAGTAGTGGCATTTTCTCGCACTTCAAAACCAGCATCTTCTTCTGTATTCAAGGCTTCAGAGCGGAGAACATAATACTCATCAAAACCGGCAGTTTCAATGACCGCAAATTTGTTCTTACGAAAGGTCACTTTGATTTTCTCAAAGTCAACCGAGCGTGGATAGAATTCATACATTTTACGATTAAATTCACGACCAGAAATTACATAGAAACCAAGCACATTACAATTTGTTCGAGATTTTAATAGTTTAACATAAGCAGATGTGTGTGAAGCACAACCATATATATTCTCCACAATTTCTTGATGTTTGGTTTTAGGGTCACGAATAATCATGCCATTTTCTGCCTTAGAACCGTAAACATATTCGTGACCTTTAGAACCCATTCTACCAGATACAGGATCAAATTCATATTTACTACGAATTGTATGTCCTTCACCATCAGTCAAAAATACAGCATTTACAATTTGCAATTTATAATATTTTTGAAACTCAGGAACAATTTCCATAGCAGCAATAGTAGCTTCGTTTAATGGTGTGCCACCCATTCCCATCCAATGTGGAATATAACGAGGACTTCCAGACCAACGAACCAATGAAATGGCCGCAAAGGTAAATTCACCAGCAGTCATTTTACTTGATAAAAGATTCATCAGATAAAAATTTCTTGCTTGTAAATCACCATGTTTAGGAGTAATTGTATAATCGTGTGATGCGTGAGATTCTGGTGTTGCAAAAGCATATACTTCATAAGGAATATTTACTTTCTTGCAAAACATTACCAATGAGAGTAATTGTTTTACAGTATTCTCAATATGGTCAGACATAGAACCAGACCAGTCAAGGAACATTACAAGACCATGTGATTTACCATTCGGCACAACCGAAATCTTTTTGAAAATATCTTCACTAAATTGATAAGAGAAAATCTTCTTCATATCAAGGTCGCCAGTTTTGGCAGTAGAAGCCCGTTTTAACTGGTCGGCATTTTTACGCAATTCAAATTCTTTGACAAGGTAAGAAACCACTTTATTTGTTTCTTTACGGAGTTTTTGATATTTTTCATTACTAGAACGGGTAACTTCTGAAGGCCATTCATTGATATGTTCTCTATATTTTTTATACAGAGCTTTATAAGTGAAAATACCTTTTTTAGTGTCGAATTCTGGAATGTTGGCATAGAGGTAATTCTTCGCATTTTCAGCAAAGAGTTTTTTCTCATTTTGTTTGAAGGCATCATCCGTGAAAGAACGAACCTTATCATCTTCGACTTCATCATAATTGAATCGGTCATCACCATTGATTAGTTCATCATCTTCATTTTTTTCTTCGCCTTCGATTGAATCACTCTGACTAGATTGGCCATCTTTATCATCTTGTTCTTCGCTTTCTTCATCAAAGTCCTCAAAGTCATCTGAATTACCAAAACCATCAAATTCTTCATCTTCATCAACTTCATCAAATTCTTCTTCTGGTTGATTTGCTTTGCGTTCTTCTTCTTTTTGTTTCATGAATTCAGTAATACGTTTGGTAACTTCAATTACCTCTTCATAAGTCTGTGTAGTTTCTACTTCATTAAGTAATGCCTTTTCTTCGGCATCAAATTTAATACCAAGAATTGCACCGCCCTTACAATGTAAGTTTACACGGTCGATAAAATTCATCTCATTGAGGTCGATTCCTTTTGTGCCAAAGAAATCTTTGTCTGATAATTCTCTGTATGCTTTGACAAAAGAATTACGGAGGCCAGGATATTTGGATTTGATTTTGCGTTCAATGCGAGAATCTTCTACAACATTGAGAATGGAAGCGTTTACTTTTTCAGCTCGTGCTTTGAGCATTCCTTCCATAGGAGTATAGAGAGCATGACCGACTTCATGACCAACGAAAAGGTCATAAGTGTGGCCATTGATTTTTTCATCTAAAACGGGAATTGTCAAAATACGATTTTTGACATCAAACATAGCGGTATGAACTTTGCGTTGTTCTACAACAAGGTTTTCGGTTGCCATCAATTTGGCTAGTAGTGATTTAGATTCTAATAATTCCATAGCTTCTCCGTATTAATATAGTACCATTATACAGGAATCCTAGAATCCGTCAAGAAATTTGTTCGGAAGTGTTGTTTCCTAGCAACACCAGCGATTATTGATACAATTCCTTGCGTTTTTGGTAGTCGGAAAGGTCTTTTTCCATTCCTGTTAGTGTTGCCCACTTACGGGTTACAATATCCAAGCGTTTCCAAGCAGGAATTTCATCATCATCTGCTCGGGCATCAAAAATTAATGGTTGATTTTGCTCATTCATGCTTACTTCCTTCATTTTTATCGAAAATTTGTTGTTCCAGCGATGTTACCAATTCTTCCGCAAGCTTCGGATTGAATTTTACTAAAAAATACGCTACATCATCTGCTGGAATATGTCGCATATTAAACATAATCTCATCGATACCTCTATGTATCTGTGTTTCTTCCCATTGCATTAACATAATTTCTCACATTTCATAATATTGGTCTATAACAACTACATTTTTACCACTCACTTTTGCTTCACCGAATGCTTTCATCGATTTTAACTCAATTTCTTGTTCTTGGCAAGTCAAAGAATTGAAATAGTCCTCATAATCTTGCCAATCTTCTACTGTCCAACCTTTTGGTGCTTCCATCTTATCTCCTCATACTTGAAATTTCTTTTGCTTCACTATCGGTAAATACAGGAACAGCATTAGACTTGTGCATTGTTGCCACACCTCTCATCTTTTCGCCTGTATATGAATGTTGGGTTTTCTTGGTACAAGGTATAAAACCTGTATCAATGGAAAGACATTGGGGAGTTTCCCGACCAGCAGGAATTTTTGGAAGTGGTAATGTTTTAATTACCGTTTTGGAAATCGATTTATTGCAAATCCGTGGTATTTCGGAAATTGATTTTAACCATTCTTCGTGACGTAACTTCACGGTTTTTGGAACTTTGCGTTTTTTTGATTTTGGAATGTAACCGTATATCATCATAATGTAATCTCCGACTTGGAGAAACCATTATACGATAGTTTATGTGAAATGTCAAGTCTTTTGTTGTTTTGGTACAACAGTAGTACCAAAGCCTTATTTCAAAAGCGGACACCAATACTTATAATAAAAAAATCAGAATTTAGTGGTATTCTTAATATTTCTCATTAGGTGAAATTAACTGTTTTCCCACCGGTTGTCGGATTCTGATGCTTCAGTTTCCTCTAACAACGATTCTTCTTCATGCTGAGTTAATAATTTTTTAATCTCAGCGTGTTCATTACGATGTTTACTGTGAGTGTAATTATAATCATCATTATACTCTTTGTTTTTTCTAAACTTACCAACAAACTTGGTCACTACTATCTCCTATTTCATGGTTTCAAATGTTATGCCTCTTATTTTTGTTTCTGGCATATTATGCATATCCATATCCGACACATAAGTGATGTTAGAATGTGGATAACAAATTTTTATAATTTGTAGAAGTTGACAGACTGTACCATCCGAATCATTAAAAGTAAATACTTCATCAACGCATTTAAGATTACTCACAATATCTCGGCGAGTTTCATAATTGTGGACAAATCCTCCACGAGCATACATCATCCACCAGTCTGAATGAACTCCGACAGCCAGCCAATCTCCTTTTCGTTTACTTCTTTTTAGAAATTGAAGGTCTTCCGATGTTATCGGGTCGAATTCACCACAGACGATAATTATTCTATCTTTTTCTTGCATTAAGGTATGAGTGTGGGAAATGCTTCCTTTACAAATTTATAATCTAAACCTCTCACACCTTGGTCTTTTCTAAAGATACCAATAATAACTTCAGCTTCACGTGGTTCTAAAGATTCTAATAAAAGAATCAATAGTTCATTTTGCCTTCTTGGAGATAATTTTTCAGCCTCAGGATGTCCTTCCTGAAATAGATACAACTTTCTAATTTCGGTAGAAAGTTGACATGGAGAAATTCCTGGTTTTGTATCAGGAATTTTGTAGTTCTCTGGCATATCCTTGATTTTCCAATTACAATCTGGATGAAATGTGAATTGTAAGACATCCACCAAAGTCTTTGATAGGTTCTTCTCTATTACTTCCATCTTGGCTTTTTTACCATTGGCTTCTTCAAATTCATCAAATACTTCATAAATATTTTTCATTAAAATTCCTCTATTACATCCATTAAGTTTTTCAGTTTATGTTCTATAAAATAGTTCAGTAACTTTTGGCGAGATGCCGGTTTTGTTTCTTCATATGTATTTATAATTTTTTCTTTAATCTCAATTG